GATTACTTCCAGCGTTTGCACTATTATCTGTTGCATTGGCACGAAGACCCATAAGAGTCATCGCACTATTATTAGATAGTCTATCTAAAGTTTCATCCCCTGTTATCCTACGCTTATATTTTGCAATGGGTACATGTCTCCACCCATTCTCCTTCATTGCTCTTACAAGATGTCGGTGATCAAAATAAAATTCACCCTCATCACAAATAAAAACACTTATTGGCCATCCAAAAACCAACCATGCAAACCCTAATGTGGATGCAATAAGAGATTCTAATTTCTCTTGGATTAGTTCACTTTTTCTTGGATAATTTCCTTTCGTTGGTTTTAGATTATCTATTTCACGAGATCCAAACCCCTTAAACTCAAAAAGAGGGAGATCTGGTCCATCAGACTCTTTAACCCTCAATATATCGACAGGAAAATCACTATCCTGATCGACTTTTACTTTTTTGTACATACTCTTAATGGTATAAGTTAACATTGTGTCCTGACTCACCAGGTTCACGTAGTTACTATAGCATAAAAAAATAGGATGTCAAGCACCCTATAGTATTGCGTTCATAATATACTCTGTACTTAGAATCGGATCATTTCCTAGAAGATCTAATTGCAACTCATCAGCATCCACATATACATCATCCTTATCTTTACGACAATGATGCCAGTAATATGTGCCATCCTCTCTTTTATAAAAGTAACTGGTATTGTGTGAGTCTAAAGTAAACAGAGCAACAACATGAGGATATGTAATCTTACGATTTGGGTCTGGTCTACATGACTTACCCATGTCACCATACATGGGTCTTGCCCCACTACCATGAGGAGTGGGCAAGTTTCTCCCATGATCTCCAAATAAATCGTATCCCTTAACCATTAAAGATAATCTTTCCTTGCATGATGATCTGGTACTATCTTACCCAACTTAACGGTAAGAAGTCCATCTTTGAATTGAACCTCTCTGACTTCAACATCGTCTGATAATGTCCAGGCTCTTGAGAAAGATCTTTGAGCCAATCCTTGATGGACATACTCGGATTCTGTCTCCTTAGATTCTTTTTGTCCCTCAACAATAAGTTTTCCATATTCAGTATAAACTTTAAGTTCCTTTTTAGTGAATCCAGCAAGTGCAATTTCAAGCAACGACTCAACATTATTTACCTGAATTAAATTGTAGGGTGGATAGTTTGTTGTGGTTTCATAAGAATTAAAAAATCGGTCTAGATAATCATCCATACCTATACCGTTCTTTGAAATTATTTTCATCAACTCTGGTAAGTTTGCAGAGTGATACCTTTGTAAGTTCATAGTTCTCCTTAGTAAGCGAGTGTTTAATTTGGATCCTTTCGGCATCCAATACTATTTAACCATAAAACACAAAAAAAGGAGGGTGGTAAACCCCCCCCCTTTTTCTTTAAGGATTCATCGGTTTTCTCCTACTCTAGAAGTGATCTACATTCTAATGCACATGATTTGTCTCCGTCTTTACATTCAACAATACACTCAAAGTAATCATCGATTGGGTCTGAATTAGATAAATTGAAAGGAACCCAAGAGTTCAAATTGTTGAATGATATTGGATTGTGCATAAGCATTGTCTCCTTATATACTCACTATTATCTATCAAAAAATTTATACCTATGTCAGGATTTCTTAACAAAAAGAAATGCCTAGTCAGTCTTTTTCTTCTTACTTCCGATATTATATTTTGTCTCTAATATCCAATCACCTTTATCTTTGTAAGACAAAACTTTAATTTGGTTTAAGGGTGCTATATCTTGTATTCTATCAGCATTTATAATCTCAACTAATCCCCAATCAACTAATAATTGAACTATACGATTACGTCTCTGGACATCGTTTACAGTTAAATTTGCACGTTTACCATCTAAAGCAAATAACTCTTTAAAATGAACAATATAATATCTTCCCTGCTTATGCAGTATATGACATGATTGATATATTTTCTTCTCTTTTCTTGATGCGACACCAATTCTTGTTAGAGTTTCTCTGACTTTCAAAAAATCATCAGGTTCACCTAGTGAAATTTCCACCATCTGATCAGATGTCCAGTTCACCTCTGGTTCTTTAACCACACTCATTTCGATCCTCCAGTTTCAAATTTCGATTTTATAAAATTAAGTTGTTCTTTGGAAAGAATTTTTAGAATCTGTTTTGCTTTTTCGTTACTATACCCATAATAACGTTTTACATAATCTAGATCTTTGATTTCATCCTTACGAAGCCAAGGAGAAAATCTTTTCTTAACTCTGAGGGTATTTATAAAAAAGTCATATTGCATCTTCTTCGGTAAGAAGTTATATTTATTCATCTCATTTGCAAACATAATCGCATCAAGATGTCCAGAATAGCAACGATTAATTATATAAGGTGGATAATCTTTTTCAATTGATGGGTCTTCATCAATCAAGTTTTTCTTTGTCTGATTTATAGAGTTTAACCAATCTTTAAGTTCCATTATACAAGTAATTGTTCAAGTGGTGATACTGGATGTATGTTATAATTTGTTATTAATAATTCTGTCTTTACATTCTCATTTGTTCCCTTATCTCCACGATGTGCCATTGAATATCTTAATTTCCATTCCTCAAGATTGTAATTGCCATACATTTCCTTCAAACGATCATTAACATTGTAAGTAATCATAAATTTATGAATACAATTATAAACCTGATCTGCAAATCTATCATGGTCAAATGACTTATGCATCTCACGATTCTTTCCATATAAAAAATCTTTAATATCATATGGTGGATCTAGAAATATAAATGTATCATCTGATCCTTTCTCTACCATCAATTCAGAATAATCTACATTAGTTATTTTCCAATTCTTAATCAACTTTGAAAATTCTTTCAATTTGTCGGCACCAACTAGAGAAAAATTAGAGTTAGATGCTGTCTGTGAAAAGGTGCTATTCTCTGTGAGACCAGAATAACTACACTTGTTCATAATGAAAAATGCAACTGCCTTTTCAAAATTATCATAAGTATCAATCTCTTCTTTATACTTATTGAAAAGATCTTTTGCTTTTGATGTTACCTTATCTGGATCACCTTCATCAAGAGTATTTTGCTTTTCTTCACGTACTCTTTCAGATAACTCCTCACCTCTATCTCTAAGTTGAACCCAAAAATTGTATAAAGGCACATAAAGATCATTAATCCAAATTGGTATATCTGGATTTGATTTTGTAATATCAATTGCAATCGATCCTCCACCTATAAATGGTTCACGATACTCGGAAATAGTTTTAGGATACCATTTAGAAAGAGTTTTGATTGCTTTTGATTTACCACCAGGATATCTTAATGGTGTCTTAAGAGATTTAATTGACATCAATATAAGTTGGGATATCTTCTTAAATCTTCTTGTTCTTGTATAATTGTGAAAACTTCTGTTAGATCATTTACACTTTTTGTCATTAGACGATAACCCATTCCAATGTAAACTTGACCTATTATGACTGCTACTGTAGCAGCACCCCAGAAGATATAATATTTGTTTGATTTAACTTGGTGTTTTAATTTTGACATGTTTTTCATTTTGAAATTTCCTCTAAAGAGAATAAACTGTAAAACTCAAGTCCTGCTAACTTGAATGCTGTGTTTGCTTCTTCATTCTCTTGACGATCAATGATAGAAACTATACGTTTAACCTCATAACCTGCATCACGAAGTCTCTTTACTGCTTTGATTGATGATTCACCTGTAGTGACTACATCCTCTAATACAGTTACTCTAGATCCTTCTGGAAGTAATGGACCTTCAATGTATTGATTGGTGCCATGACCTTTTGCCTCCTTTCGAACTATAATTCCAGATAACGTTCCCCTATTAAGTGCAGACATAATTGCAACCCCTGACACTAAAGGATCGGCACCAAGAGTGAGTCCTGCCACAGCAACAGATTTCTCATCTATACATTCCATAAGCATCGCAGAAGTAATTGCTAAACCTCTACCATCTAAAGTAATAGGTTTACAATTTACATAATGCTCACTTTTTCTACCAGATGATAAAGTAAATTCACCTTTACGATATCCTTTCTCCTTGATCATCTTTAGCAATTCATCTTTCATTTAAATTCACACTCCACCATAATTTCAGTTAATGCTGCCAAAAGATTTATTTCTTGATCGGCAACAAATGCCATTTGATACTGATACTTTGCAATGACTAGTATCGCAGCGGGAATACTAGTTGGTATCATTGTATCATATAAAGAGTCATAGATGCGTCTAAGCAATCT